TACCTTCGTTTGTATAAATACGTTCTTGTGCTGGATTCAGCTTTTCGCGAATCCAGTCTGTAAATCTTGCCATAGTTTTGTCCCTTAAACGAACTCCGAGAAAAAACTACCAAAGCTTTTAGGCGGCACAACAGCTTCACCACCGCCAGTAAATTTTGTACGCTGTGTCTCAATCCAATGAGCCTGCTTCGTTTCCGAGCCAGGTCGAGGAGCTTTACCGTAAACACCGTGTAGTGCTACATGATGACGATTACAAAGGGTGTAAACTTGATCATATAACTCCGTGTGATGCTCAGCAATAAATTCATCTCGCACAGTTAAAATACCTGCATCTGTTGAAATGTCATAACCTTTAGCTTCAGCCCATTTGTCCAAGAGTATTGTAACTGAATGCAAGTGATGCAGCTCTAAGTCCGCACTAGTCTCGCAAATGTAGCAGCTCGATTTTTTCTCGTAGGCTGCTTTGGCTCTGTCACGAACCCATTTGACTGGTATTCGCTTGTTTGTATTTTTTGCCATAAAATTATTCTAAATTTCCACTTATTATAGCAGAACAGCAACCAAAAGTCAATGCACAAATTTTTTATACCATTATACGGTATAAGTATACAGTGCATAGCGGACTGCGTCGGCCATGTGACTATATTGATCATGCATGGGACGTTCACGTTGGAGCCCCTCGCGTTGATCCCAGCGATACTGGTCAAACATTGCACGGGTATTAGTACAATGTGGAGCTACCTTTAATCGGCCTTGTTGTAGTAGGGTTTGCACATAAGCAATGCCGGGTAAGACGTCTTTTTTGGCTTTGGTTGTTGAGATGTTGTACAAGTAAGCCAGGTCACTAGCAAACTGTGCAGCTGCCGAGTCAATAAAGGTGACTTCAACGCCATGACGCGTATTTAGCTCAGTAAATGCCGCAGCATGCTCAGCCGTGGTCTGTTCCGATTTCAAGTATTCATCGACAATAAAAAAGCAATCACGGTTCCAATCATACACGATAGCGCAATAAGCAGTAGCGTCTCGGTAACCAGGGTCGCACCCAGCAAATGCCTCGCCTTTGAGGTCTTGGGGAATCTCACAAATGTCATCTTCTTTTAGGGCATAAATCTGACCCTCAAACACAGTAAATGAGGCCAGGTATTCTTGTTCAAATTCGGCTTTGCTCATGGACCTGCGGGCTTCCGCAACATCCGACTCAGCCATGCGTGTGTTTTCGGTGTAATCTGCTTGTAGTGAGATCCACTCGGGGAATTCGGGGTCAAACCCACGGTTGTAAAATTGACTGAACCAGTTGTTACGACCACGAGGTGTGCTTATAAAAATAGCTTTGGCTTGCGGCTTGTCTAGTGTTGGGCGTAAGGCAACATTAAAGGCTGCTTCACCGCCTTCACCTAGTGCAGCCTCGTCAAATATGATCAAGTCATATGATCGACCAACAGTACTATCAACGGTACCAAGAGAACCCATACGAATGGTACTGCCATTTGATAACTCGATAATTTTGTCCTTAAGATTGTCTCGTGCGACTTCGAGGTCAAAGTGCTTGATGAGTTTGCGTTGGAGTTCAAATGAGATCGATGAAAGGTTATAGTTGGGGGAAATTATCAGCACATTTGATCCTGGGACCAGTGTGACCAGTTGACCAATAATATTGGCGATATAGGTTTTACCTAAACGACGTGCTAGTGCAGCGCAAATAAAACGGTACTTGGGATCATTAACTGCGTTGATTAGGGCAATTTGTGGGCGATTGATTGTATCCCACACATTAAGCAGCTTGAGATAGTTTGTAATGGGTAGCTTAATAAACCGCTGTTGAGGGTCGAACTCAACTATGGCATCTACGTTAACTTCGGGTCGAGAGACAACTAGCATTAATATTTTCCCGATGCAAGCACAATCTTGCAAATATGTTCTAGGCGCTCTATATGCTCGTAAGCACGCCAAGGCGTTGTATCAACCGCAATTACACCATGACGGTCCATTCCTACTATGTTGTAGTCAATGTTACCAGTAGTTTTGTTATAGCCTAGTGCATTAACACAAGCATCTGCTAGTTCTTGCGATATAGGCGGTATCAGGGGCACATTGGGTGCTACATTGGTATATCTGCTGAGTTCTGGAAACTCTTTTAGTAAATCAGGTAGTTGAATACCTGCATACATTGCAGCTACAGTATATGTTGGGTGAAAGTGTAAGATTACTCGGACTTCAGTATTGATCTTTTGCTGAAGTCCAAAGTGCATGGGCAGTTCACCACTGGGCTTTAGGTTATGACTAATGTCTGTGTAGTTTAGTGGTGTTGCATACAAACCATAACCACTGGATCTAAGACCCATCTTTTTAAATTGGTCTGGTTGCAGTGTTTGTTTACGCACGCCCGTAGGTGTAACATAAAAGTGGTCACGATCTTGATGACGTATTGATGCATTACCGTCACGACTAGTAATCCAGTTACGCTTGTAAGCGTCCGTCATTACTTCACAAATTGTTTCTAACATTAAACGCCTTCTCCAGTAATTAATCGTTGGACCAGTTGTGAATACTTTGATCCGTCTAAGCCCTCGTTGATTTGCACGTTAACCTGCTTTTGCGGTGCAGTTGTCATGCGTGCTTTTTCTAGAGCAATCTCGCGATCTAGTAAATCCATTGACATTTTGTGTGACATTTGTAATAGCTCGGCAATATCCTTAGTCGACCCAGTTTGTGACTCCTCAAGTTCCGAAAACTTTTGTTTGATTAGTGCGTCCATGGCACGTCGCATAAGAAAACGGTTGTTGTATCCACTATCGAAAAATACCGAGTCGATGTAGCTTTTGACCTCACGGCGAGCTAGGAGATTTGTTACCACTTCAGGGTCTAAGTCTAGTTCTTGGGCTACTTGGCGGGCGTCGTTAAGCTGGAGGTAGGCATTTGCTACTTCCAGTGCTTCGGGGCTGATTCGTACGGTTTCTGCAGGCAGGTGAGTTGTCATAGAGGTATCCTTTTGTGTTGATTATACCAGTTTAGGGTTGTTTTAGCAAGTGTGGATTTTGGCACCCAAGTGTTTTTGGAAATTTCCCATATGTAGGCCGTGTGGGAGGGCCCCCGTGGGTGTAAAATTTTTTAGTCTCCAAACCGCCCCGTCTATTAGGGTAAACACCTATGTTGTATTTATGCTAATGAATACTTTTGTTTTCAATTATGATTTGACAATTCGATCTACCTTCTGTAAAATAGAGGGTAAGAAAAGAGAAAAGGATTATACAGAAAACAAAAGTTTACATAGGGAAAACACCTAGAAAATAGTTGAAAAAACTGTTGACAAACTTAAAAAACCCTGTATAATAGGACACATAGATTAAAAGGATTTCAAAATGCTATACACTAAACAACTTAACCTAAACTTAGATGACCTACCCTTTGAAGGTAGCTATACACTTATTAACGAAGAATTCAAAGATGAGTTCGGTAATACTGTTACACACATTGCCAAGTATTTGGCAAAATTAGGATTGAAAGAGGTTGTTAACCATGAATAAATTTTTTAAAGAGTTGTTGCAAGCAACATTGTTTGTTGCAATAACCTTTCTTCCATTGTGGATATGGCTTGCAATGATGAAGCCTTTGTGATATAATTTAATTTTTAAGAAAGACAAAACATGACTACCAAAACAGTAAACTACACACAAGATCAAACAGAAAAAATGATCGTTCAATACCAATCAGGCATGACAGTTGAAGCCATTGCAGATAGCCTTGGGAAAACTGTTCGTTCAGTTGTTGCTAAACTCTCACGAGAAAAAGTTTATGTGGCTAAAGCCTACAAAACAAAATCAGGCGAGACACCAATTAAAAAAGATGTTCATGCCGATTTTATCGGTAACGCATTAGGTTTGACAGAAGCCGATACAGAATCACTCACTAAAGCAAACAAAATTGCTTTGATGAAAATTGCTGATTTTATTAGGACTGAAAAGACCTTGTAAAATGTAGGGGCTTTTGCCCCTACTCTTGACAACATTTAAAAACACTATATAATATAACACATGATAAACGAAAAAATTACAACTGCTATTCTTAGCACAATCCCCGAAGCTTATCGGGCACTTACTAAAATCACCCCTAGAGCTTCTAGTTGGTTTGAAGTTTCATATGGTATGGTTTCAGCCTATTATCATATGACCAATGACGGAATAATAATTGAAACACAGGTAGACTAAAATGACACAATACATTGAAATGCAAACATACTTAAACGAAGCTATAACAGCAAAATTGCCATTCACTTATTGCTCAAATGTAGATGGTAAGCTACAAGCTATAATGGTATTTAACCCAACATTGCGAGTAAATTATGATTGAATTTGTTTTATACTTGCTTGCCTTTGTTGGCTTTTTTGCAATTAAAATTGCACTACTAAACTGGATTACAAAATGATTAGATCAGACAAACTAAGATTATTTCAACTAATGCTACAAGATGAATTCGAATTAAAGAATCGGGTTAACTTTGCAAAAACCAAAGTTTTGCGTTTTGATGGTGACTCATGCATGGGAATGTATGAAGGAGAAAAAATCTCAGATAAAAAGATAAACCATAAAATCAGGTTTGCTACTAGCGAAATAAAATCAGACCTTGATTTGTTTTCTACACTTGCACATGAGTATGTTCATGCTTGGCAAATGGAAAAAGACCTAGATATAACTCACGACACCGAATCAGGTTTTACTAATTGGAGAAAATATTTTATTGCTTATTATGGGGTTGACATTGTTTCATTTAACGCACAAATTTGAATACCAAGGTTTGCAGGAAAAATTGAATACTCAGGTACTCATTTTGCCCCGCTCCGCGGAGAATAGGCGCGTGTAATACTTTTGTTTTCAAATTTTTTGAATACCAAGGTTTGCAGGCGCCAATTATAGCACAGGCTGGCTGGCTTGTCAATAGGTGTAAACACCTAGAAAATAGTT